AGGCAATAACACTTCGTCTGTGGCTAATCTGAATTTCGGTCAACGACCATTCAGTTACACACCACCCACAGGCTTTGTTGCACTGAACACGCAGAATCTGCCTACGCCTACGATTAGCAATGGTGCGGCTTACATGGCGGCTACAACTTACACAGGCACAGGGTCAGCTTTATCTGTAAGCAACGCAGTCAATGGTGTTTCATTTCAGCCTGATTTTGTGTGGACAAAACCAAGAAGCACCGCTGTTGGTCACACACTGTTTGATAGTTTGCGAGGCGTTACAAAGTATTTGCAATCAAATACCACTGGGGCAGAGGGAACAGCTGCAACAAGTTTGACTGCGTTTAACAGCGACGGATTCACCGTAAATTCTGATACCAGCACAGGCGCAAATGGTGTTACCTACATCGGCTGGCAATGGAACGCTGGCGGCTCAACAGTAACCAACACCAGCGGGACAATCTCATCACAAGTAAGAGCAAATGCAACTGCTGGCTTTAGCGTGGTGACTTATACGGGTAATGGTACTTCTGGTGCTACTGTGGGTCATGGCTTGGGTGTTGCGCCTAGTATGGTAATCGTTAAACAAAGAACAGACAGTGGAACTTATTGGAACAGTTATCACATCAGTATTGGTAATGGTTCTGCAATTGACTTAAACACAACAAGTGCCGCAAGCGCTAGTTCTTTTTACTGGAACAATACGTCACCAACATCATCCGTGTTTTCCATTTCAACAAATGGAACGGGTTACACAAATGTCAGCGGTAAAAATTATGTAGCCTACTGCTTTGCCGCAGTAGCTGGATACTCTGCATTTGGTAGCTACACAGGCAATGGCGCTGCTGATGGCGTGTTTGTTTATTTAGGATTTAGAGCAAGATTTTTAATGATTAAACGCACAGACAGCACTGGAGGTTGGGTCATGCTTGATACTGCTCGTGATACCTACAATGATGTAGATAATTACTTGTATGCAAATTCATCTGCGGCAAATGCTGGTTCTTCTAATGTGCTTGACATAAATTCCAATGGTTTCAAAATAAGAAACTCATGGACTGATATTAATGCATCAGGCGGCACATATGTGTACATGGCCTTTTGTGAAAATCCTCTAAAACTCTCTCTCGCAAGGTGACATAAATGTTTTTACTCAATAATCAGCCACTCCCACTCGACACACCCTTTCAGATAGATGGCACATCTTTCCCTGCAAACTGGTTGCGCCTGACCAGCATTGCAGAGAAGAATGCTGTTGGCATCACAGATGTGGCAGATGTGACCACCACATACGATGACAGATTTTTCTGGAGTGCAGACAATCCCAAGCAACTGGATGACCTCACCGTCACACCAGAGCAAGGTGAACCATACATTCAGCATGGACTCAAACATCAGTGGACTGCACAGGTCAAAGACACCGCCAACAAATTGCTGGCTCAGTCTGATTGGATGGTGATTCGCAAGGTTGAGCGTAGCGTGGATATACCCGCTGATACTGTGACATACAGGGCGGCAGTGATTGCTGAATGCACAAGGCTTGTGACTGCCATCCAAGGCTGTGCTGATGTACCTGCTTTGATTGCTGTGGTAACTGCACAAGGATGGCCAACATGACCCCCGTAGAAGCCCGTCTGGATACGCACGAAGCCGTGTGTGAGCTGCGCTACGAGAGCATCAACGCTCGACTCAAGCGCATTGAGCAGATCCTGATCGGCAGCTGCGCGGCAATCATTGGCATGTTGTTGACGCTGGTGTTGAAGCTGTGATGGATCATGCCGCTCACCATTGCTCTGGCTGCTGTCGCCTTGGTGAAGAACATCCGGGAGGGGTGCGAGCTTTACAAGCAGGCAAAGGAATCCTTTGTCGAAATAAAGGAAACCTATGACGAAGTTGCTGGGATTGCTCAAGAGGTACACGGGCTTCTTGGCCCAATCATTGCGTTTTTCAAAGGAAAAACTAAGCCTGCAAAGCCGACTCCTGTGGCTGCACGCGCAAAGAATAAGTCTAAGTACGTTGCTGTTGATGAGACAAAAATTAAAGCAGATATCGTCCAGCATCTCAGCGAGTTTTTCACGCTTCAAGAAAAACTAGCGGCCAAGATCAGACTTGAGGAGGAGCAGAGCAAGACAGTCTATGACCCCGACCAGAACCACAACATCGCTGCCATGAACCGAGTGCTGGCGCTGCAGCAGATGTCTGAGCTGGAGATTGAGATCAGAGAGGTCATGGTGTACCAGACCCCCGGCATGGGTGCCTTGTACAGCGAGGTCTTCAAGATGAGAGAAGTCATCAAAGAGGAACAGGAAAAAGCCAGACTAAAACAAGAGGCACAAAAGCGGGAAGCAGCATGGCAACTCAGGCAAAAGGAAAGAGATCTGCAAGCCAAGCTCGCGGTGGTAGTAGTGACTACCCTATTCCTCCTCTACCTGTGGTTGTGGCTCCTCCTGATCGGTCGCTGGAGCAAGACTTGATGGGGTGGATCGCGGCCTGCCTGCTCGCTGGGCTGATGCTGCCGCTGTTGGCCATGCTGTACCTCGACGTGTTGGAAACAAAGAACGAGGCCAAGCAGTCGATTGAGAAGGTGGAGAAACTTAGACGGCAAGTGGAACAACAAAGGAAAGGAACCAAGGATGAGTAAGCAGCTTGAAAAAGGATCAATGTACGACCAGTTTGACACCAACCATGATGGTGTTGTGACTGATGACGAGCTCGCAAAGAGCGAGCGCATGATGCAGATTGAGAACATGGACAAGCTGGCCGACCAGCAGCGTGTCATGGCGTGGGTGGCCATGGGCCTGCCGTTTGCCATCATCATGTTCTTGTGCTTGCCCTACATCACCGACTCGCGAGTGCAGCTGATCATGGGCTTGGCCACAACCTTTGCTGCTGCGATGGGCACCATCGTGGTCGCCTTCATGGCAGCCACTGCCTACATTCGCGGCAAGATGAACGATGCTTAAGCTGGCCATCGCTGCTGCCATGCTGGCGGCTGCCTTTGCGTCTGGCTTTGCTGTGCAGGGCTGGCGCAAGGATGCAGAGATTGCTGCGATTGAGGCGGCCAACGCGGCTGCTGTGGCCGCTGCCACTGCGCAGGCCATGGAACAAACCACCGAGATGCAAAGGAAAAAAGATGACGCACTACGACTCGCGGCAAAGCGTGCTCAAGAGAATGCTGCCGCTGCTACTGCTGCTCGCGCTGAGCGTGACGGGCTGCGCAACCAGATCAACACCGCCACCAGCGCCCTGCCCACAGCTACCTGCACCTCCGCAAGAGACTACGCCGCCACCGCCGCAGCCGTATTCGAGCAATGTGCTGCAGCTCTTGAAGAGCTGGCGACAAAAGCTGATGGACACGCCACTGACTCAAGAACCCTGACCAACTCTTGGCCAACAACTGAAAGGAAACCATGAACCTCACAAAAAACTTTACCCTCAAGGAGCTCACCAAGTCAGAGACTGCGGTGCGCCATGATGTTGACAACACACCCAACGAAGAGCAGATCGAATCACTGCGTTTGCTTTGCGAAAAGATCTTGCAGCCAGTGCGCGACCACTATGGCAAACCAGTTCGGATCAATAGTGCGTTTCGCTGCGCAGAATTGAACCGGCTCACGGGTGGGTCTGCAACCTCAGACCATTGCAAGGGCCAAGCAGTTGACTTTGAAATTGACGGTGTGTCGAATGATGAGCTGGCACGCTGGGTGCAAGAGAATCTTGAGTTCAGTCAATTGATCCTTGAATTTTTTCAACCCGGCATTCCTGATTCGGGGTGGGTGCATGCCTCTTACAACCCACAAGCTCTCAAGGCTCAAGTGCTGACAGCCACCAAGGTCGCCGGAAAGACGCAATATCTTCCCGGCTTGGTGGTAGCTTAACCCTGCGATGCACCCAGCGCTTTGATGCGCTGGCTGTAGCTGGCTGTGTGCCGGATCCGCTTGACCATGTCAATGCGCCCGATGGTGTCTTCGTTGGCCAAGCGAAGATCTTTCAAAGCGGTCATGCGCTCGCGTGCTGGCCGCTTGCCAGCTCTTGCCGTCTTGTCGGCCAGATCTTCGTAGGCATCTGCCCACTGATCCAAGTCCTCATGGATTGAGAAGGCCTCTTCTTTTCCCGGCACCATCAAGGCATAACCAAACCGCGCCACGGTATCAGCAGGTTGCAGCTCTTCAGCTTGCACTGTCACCAGCTCTGGCTCAACTGTGTCGGCCAACGCCGCCTCAATGATTACCGGATCGCTGGTCTGCACAGGTATGGCCACCGGCTCCGGCTTGGCCACCAGATCCAACGGGTTGGCTGGCTTGGCCACTGGCCGCGGCTTGGCCTCATCAGGATAGTCGGCTGCCTCTTCAGCACTGATCAAGCCCTTGAGTACATCAGGGAAGGCATCGCGCAGCGCAAAGCCACGAGCTCGCATCTGCATCATGCGTTTCGGATATGCCGACCACGGGCCCTGCTTGCCCCACAGGCCAGCTCGCTTGGCATCTTCAAGGCTGAACTTGGCAACCACTGGCTTGCGTTTTTTTCGCTTGGCAATGCAAACGGCCACCGGGTTGGGTGTGTCTTCGCCTTCGAAGAATTCTTCAACGTCTTCACAGACTGCGCTGGCCTGCACCAGCGCCATCATTGCATCGCCGTACACGCTGGGCTTGCCGTTGATCACAGCAATATTTTGCAGGGCCTGCATGGGTGCCAGCCCCATCTCATAGCCCCACTGCACGCAGACCAGAATGTCTTGGGGCTTGCCTTGGTAGGCCTTGGGCACCATGCTGGAGTTGGCCAGCATGTCGCTGAATTGGATGGCCTCGGTCAGCGTTGCTGGCGCAAAGCCCCTGTTAGTGGTGGTTAGTTCCATTTGGTTCTCTCTCGGTTAAGTAGGTTTGCATGGTGGTGAAGATCAGGTTGGCCATGGCCTCAACAAAGGCCTCAGCTTGTTGCTCGGTGCAGTCGGTCGCGTTGAGCATGGCCACGACAGCTGCTTCGTAGGCCTGCTGCATGTCGGGCCTGCCTTGCAGGTTCAAGACCGCTCCTTGATGGTCAGCGTGGACTGGCGCACAGAGTAGGCTTCCTTGGCTGGCACCAAGCGCTCGGCTGCCGCCTTGTAGTTGCGCATTGGCCAGCTGATCACAAACTGGCCAGCTCGGCCACGCTCGGCCTGCCCCATCAGTTCTTTGAGCTGCTTTTCGTTGTTGTCAATGGTGGCCTCGGCTTCGCGGATCACAGACTTGGCAGCCAGCAGTTGCTCAGCCAAGCGCTCGGCCTGCATGTCCAGCGATATCTCTTCCTTGGCCGCGGCCTGTGGGTAGATTCGATCCATCTCCTTGCTTGACTGTGGCGGGTACCAATCGATTACGCCGCTGTCGCGGTAAGTCTGCAGCTTGTGCTCAAAAGCAAGCACAGCTTTGATGATGGCCTTTTGGGTGTCATCATGCGGTGCAAACAAGAAAACCTTGAGCTCAATTCCTTGGTACAGCACGCACACTGCGCCCCACTTGTGGCCGGTGATCAGCATCTGGCCTTGCAGCTGGATGGGGCCGCGTGCAAGGTGTGGCACATCTTCGGGCATGGTCTTGGTCAGCTTGGCTTCAAGCACGCCGGGCCCGTTCAAAATGATTGAGTCTTGGCCAACCACATACAGGCCTTTGTCGGGGTCGGTGAAGATCTCTTGGCCAAGCCCGTAGCCAATGCCGTCCAGCGAGCACGACAGGGCGACGGCGTTGTGGGTGTAGGCGTGCCCGATCTGGGTGTCGTAGTCATTGATCCCCAAGCGCTTGGCTGCTTCGATCAGGATGACTGGCTCCAAGGTATTGCCCCAGCCCATGGCCTCATTGCCAATGTCGGGCCGCTCTTTGCCGTCAATGGCGTTGATGCTGAACTGCAGCTCATCATTGGGGGTGCTGTACTTGCTGAACCCCATGAGGCCGGGTAAGCGCGATGCGCTCATTGCTTTGTCGTCGGTCAGTTTGCCTGCCATTTTTTACTCCTGTAGTTGATAAACGCGCACCACTCTGGCATGCGCTTGGGGGTGATTGGCCTCAACAAGGCCAACCTTGACGAACTGTTTGGTGCGGAAGACCGCGCCCAGAACAGATGGGTGGAGGTGCGCGGGGATCTGAACCCGCTCGCGCACATCATTGATGCTGACACTGCCATGCTGGCGGCAGACCTCGGCAGCGACCACCCGGCACCGTGCCAAGAAGTCGGCATCGCGCTGCTCAAACAGGTCGAGCTGCGCATCTCTCAGGATCTGGCCGACCTTCATACGAAGATGATCACAACCAGCGCGATGGCTGACACCACATACAGGGCCATGTCGGCAGCTGCGGCTGCTCTGATCTCAAGTTTGTGCGGTGGTGGCAGCAAGGCACGCTGCAGGCGCAGCATGTCAGGGTCTGATTCTGGAATGAGGTCAGGCTCATGGGCTGAGCCGATGATCACTCGGCCAGTGTTAAATTTTTGTTTCATGGTTTCGCTCCTTAGATGCGTTTCAAGAGGTTGGACACCTGACTGGCGTTCCAGTTGGTATTGCCGCGTGGTGTGGCCACGCCGCGTGCTTGCAGGGCTGCTGCGATGTCGCGCATGGTGTCTGCGCCAGACTTGGTGATAATGTCGCGCACTATGGGGCCAACGCGCTCAGCGTACTTGTCGGCCTTGGCTTGGATCTTGGCCACACCGATGGCTGAGCCAATCTGGGGTGTGGGGCAGCCAAGGGTGCGGCCCTGTGCTTTGACCTGCGCCAGCGCTGACTTGGTGCGCTCGCTGATCTTGCGTGCTTCCCACTCAGCAAAGACGGCCATCATTTGCAAGAAGGTGCGGTCGGCTTCGGGCATGTCGGCGCAGACGAAGGGCACGCCGGACTCCAGCAGGCCAGAGATGAAGTGCACGTTGCGTGCAAGGCGGTCGAGCTTGGCGATGACCAAGGTGGCCTTGGCCTTCTTGGCGGTGGCCAGCGCAGCGGCCAGCTGCTCGCGGTCGTTCTTGCGGCCAGACTCGACCTCGGTGAACTCGGCCACCAGCTCGGCAGCGGCGATGTGCTTGGCCACAGCTGCACGCTGGGCATCAAGGCCGAGGCCTGACTGGCCTTGGCGGTCGGTGGAAACGCGGTAGTAGGCGACGTATTTAGTCATGATCAGGCCTCCACTTGCTTGGTATATTGCTTGGCTTCAATTACTGAGCCGGGGAAACGAGCCGACAAGGCTTGCGCTTCAACAAGCGTATCGCGGCGCAAACCAGTATTTTGTGCTGTGCGCACAATGTAGCCATCAACTTTGATGGTTTTAAGTTTGGCTTGTTTGCCTGTGCCATTGCACTTGAAGCAAACGCCATTTTTAACATTGGCAAAATTGCCAACAATGCCAGTGCCACAGCAGCGTGTGCATTTTAAAAAGGTTTTGTTTGTGGTCATGTTGAACTCCTGTAGGCTTTATCTGCCTGTTGAACATGAGCGAATCATAGCACGGTTTGTATATCGCTTTGGAAGTACCTAAACCAAGTATTTTCTAGGGAGTTACCCTAATACAACACATTTGGCTGGGCAGGCGGTATCAGGTAGATATACACTCGCCACCCATGAAACCTAAACTCAAACCTTTTCTCATGCGCTTGCACCCTGCCACGCGGGAGTTGCTTGACAAGGCAGCTGTTGACCAAGGCCGCAGCGTGTCATCCCTGATCGACCAGTGTGTGCGTGAGCAGCTCGCGCCCCGCTACGGTGAGCTCCAGCCCCGGCTGCAGCGGTTCTTGTCGGGAGTGCGCCAGCCATGAGCAAAGCCGAAGCACACAAGTTGTTGGACAGGGTGCGTGAAGGCCGACCTGTACCGCTGTACCTGATTGAGCTGGCGCTGGTGGCCACGGGCGACAAGCCTGCGGAGCTCGGGCCATGAATGAAACCATCTTGGCGCTGGACTTGGGCACGACCACAGGCTGGGCATGCAGGCCCATGGACGGCAGCATTGTGCATGGCTGGGCCAGCTTCAAGCCCGGCAGGTACGAAGGTGGGGGCATGCGTTATTTGCGCTTCAAGCAGTGGCTGTCCGAGCTCAAGGGCACCGTGGGCGGCGAGCTGCAGGCGGTGTACTTTGAAGAGGTGCGCAGGCATGCGTCAACTGACTCAGCGCATGTCTACGGTGGGCTGATGGCCACGCTGACCAGCTGGTGTGAGCACCACAAGATCCCTTACCAAGGCGTGCCGGTTGGCACGATCAAGAAGCATGCGACCGGCAAGGGTAATGCTGACAAGCTGGCCATGGTCGAGGCCATGCAGCTGCTTGGCCACCCGGTTACAGATGACAACGAGGCAGACGCGCTGGCGCTTTTACACTGGGCATTGGAGGTGCAATCATGTTGATGACTGTTTTTTGGGTGGTAGCACTCATGCTGTTGGGTTCGCTGTTGACCCTGATTGTGCTGTGGTTGATGTTGAAATTCTTGGAACAAAAATGATGCACATCAGCTACGTCAAACTATTCCGCGACGATGAGGGCACCGTGCGTGACAGCCAAGAGGCCAACGGTGAGATCCGCAACTTCCAGCACCAGATTGAGCTGCTCAAGCAGGCGCTGGAGCGGGAGATGAACACAGTGGCCGACCTCAGAGAGCTGCTGGACTCGGTCAGGCGCATTGCGTTTGAGCTCAACGAAGAGATATTGAAGGACAACAATGCCAAGAGGTAAAAGTGATATCACCGGTGTGAACATACAGATCTATGCGCGGGTGACGGCTGGACAACGTGAGATGTTCCACCAGCTTGGCGGTGCCAAGTGGCTGCGCAAACAGCTCACAGCTGAGCTGGAGAGGCGCTGGCAGGCAGATCAGCCAAGCCTTGGCAAGAAGATCATCAGCCGTGTCTTCGGTAGATGAGCTGGCCTGCCCAGCATGCGGCAAGGTTCACCCAGATGCCAAGCTCATCACGCTGCCAGATGGCAGCATTGTGGGCAGTTACAGCAATGAGTACCGGGCTTACACCGAGGCCAAGTGGGTGCTGGAGAAGCTGCCTGTCACGGTCAACAGGCGGCGCAAGAAGACACCGCAGATCAGCAGGCGGGACTACATCATGGCGGTGCTTGACAAGCGTGGCCAAGAGTCAGCCAATGAGCTGGCCAACAACGTCACCAAGCTATGGAAGGCAGCCAAGTGAACGCGATGACTGAGCCTGTCAACTTTGCCATACCCAAGAAGCCAAGGATCTTTGCCAAGGATCCCTTGCCAGACCAGCGCAAGGTGGTTGTGCTGCCGATCAAGGCGGTCTTTGACCCAAAGATATCCCACGGCGCATTGCATGTACTTGCAGCGCTGTGCAGCTACTGCAACCGGGCTGGCATCACATGGGTGAGTCAGACAAGGTTGGCCAAGGAGCTGAACATCACCCAGCAAGCAGTGGCCAAGCAGTTCAAGCAGCTGCGTGAGCTTGGCTACCTTGAGACAGTCAAGAAGGGATTCAAGGGCGAGCGCACAGACACGCTGCGGGTCATCTTCGACAAGTCAGTGGACGCAGCAACAGCCATGGCCGTCACCAGCAGCATGGAAGACACACGGTCACCAGCAATCAAGGAGCAGCAAGCAATGGAAGCAGACGAAGCAAACAAAGAGGGCCAAGCCAGAGTCGCCCAAGCAATCAGCAAAGTACTCAGGCAACCAATCAAGAGGTACACAACCATGCCCAAACAAGGCGAGACAGTCACAGTCAGGAACATGAAAGCAGCCATCAACAAGGCACAATCAAAAGGTCAACAACCTGTGGATAACCATGCCCACAATCACAACCCAGAGGTTGTAAATGCAGACAAGTTACATTCACAACCCAATCACAACCTACAGGTTGTAGATAACACCAAAGAACACAAGAAGACAACATGTTATGAAGTTGACATTTTAAAAGAAGATGCAGACATGTCTGTTCTGCACAACCAAGATGTCGCACAACTTGTCAGCGACGGCATGTCTGCACAGCAGGTCAAGGACGCGCTCGACACCCTGCTGCCGCTGTACGCAGCCGAGGGCATCACGCCCAGCTCGGCCATCCTGATGGCAGGGATCCGGCAGTTGCAGGCAGATGCCAGATGATTGGATACCCCGCCAAGCCACAGGATCCAGCCTTCCAGCCACGATCACAGGCTGGTCTAGGCGCAGGTAGCCACTCG